GGATTGCGTTGGTGCTACCAGCAATAGGTTGAGGGGCAGCCGTTAAAGGAGCACCAGTAACAGAGGGAGTATTAGCGCCGAACTCAGGAGTAGCTGTGGGAGCGCCTAGTTGAGTCTCGCCCGGAGTAGAGAGCTGCTCTTGACGGCCGGACATATAAGCAGCAAGACCAAGACCGCCTAAAATCCCACCGCCGACGAAAGGTGCAACAGGCATCCGCAAGGAAGCAGAAGTCCCGCCAGCTGCGGCGGCCCCAGCGGCAGCAGGAGACGAGAAAATCTGACCTAGATCAACGGTATTGATTCCGCCCATAGCATTAGCTCGGGTCGCAATAGGGGATCCCTCGGGCAGGGCTACTCCACGTCCGAGAATTTCATAAACATTTACGGGTTGAATACCCGGTTCAACTGCAGAACTTGTCGTGCGTGCGAGAGCGCCGCCCTGACCTCCAGTAGATAAACCGGCGCCGCCTGCAGGAGGAGCCATACCGCCTCCAACCGAACGCGTAAGATCACCGCCCCGATTCATGTATTGAGTGGGAGTTGTTTCCAGCTGCCGGATCAGAGGAGAGTCAAATCCCTCGGTGCTCAACAGTGCTTCCATGACGTCGTCAGCGTTGACGCCACGCTCCGCAGCCGTGGTCTCGACGATGGAACGAATACGGTTATACCCTTCAGGGTCTCGACGCATCAGTTCTTTACCGTAAGCAAAGGCAGGTTCAGGAGCTTGCGGGGAACTTAAAATCGGATAGGGACGGACAGTAGTGCTCGCGGGGATATCTTGACCTACAGGTAAAGAACGTTGCCCAGGAGCAACACCAGGAGTACGAGCCGGAAGAGTTTCGCGAGGAACATCGGCTTGGGGATATCCAGCGCGACGAGGAATTTGTTCTGCAGGAACTTCGCGGGGGCCGGGAAGTTGCCGCTGAAATCTCCCGTTGGATTGATCAGGGGGAACGTGTAGACGCGGTTGAACAGCAGGACCAGTAGGTGCGGAAGGAGTAACGGAAGGAGTAGCGGAAGAGCTAGGTTGTATCGTTTGCCGAATTTGCCGAGGGCTCGGCGCATCCGGAATCATGTTATTGATCATCCGGAGCCCGCCTTCAACAAGCGCTCGGATGGTTTTTTCGTATGCGCTGTACGACATCCTAAAGACCTAGCCTGAGTTTATATTAGCGCCAATCTGCGTAGAAATACAGACGATCAGCACGAGATACATCAGGTGGGCCAGGAATAGCCTGGATAAATTCTGCGCCACTACGTTCAAATCTGTAACGAGATGCCACAGGGTCTTTGTAGTTGGCGACGTAAAGCATTTCTGCCAAACGACCCGTCTCGTACAGGTAGTTCTGTCGCCAAACTTTGGCTACTTCAGTTTTATCTTGAATGTTGATTGAACGGTTAACATCACCAAGGATTGTTTCTTGGCGGTTCGTGGCGCGACCAGCTGCAAGTTCTGTTAAACGCTCAGCTTCCTCACAGCGCTCAATCTGCTGGATAATTTTATCGTAGTAAAATTCACTAGATATACTATTACAAGCCTCTAATAACCTGGCGTAATCACCAGCAGGTACAGTAGCTATCGCGTAACCCAAGTGATAGCATACTCTACTGAAGTTAAAATCATCTAACCTGTAACCAAATACAGCGGCAGGATTTCTAGTTAGCTGGTTTACTGCAGCGTATACTACTTCTCTTTTAGTCGCGTCTGTTGTGTCCGGCTGAAAGACGACGCCCTGCTGCGAAAGATAACTCTGCAGCTGTTCTAGCTCTTGTTGGGTAAACTGCGCCACTTGCTAAACTGCCGGTCTACTGTCTCAGTCTACGTGAAACACAAAGTTATCGATATCAAACTAATGGAGGAGTGGGTTGAGATAGACGAATTACTTCCAGGTAAATTGCGGTGGCGAAAAAGACCTTCAAACAGAGTAAAAATCGGAGATCCTGTCGGAAATAAAACAGAAAGAAAGAACTTAACCTATTACGAATTTTCTTTAAAAAATACAGCATATTTAAATCATAGAGTTTATTACGCATTAAAAACAGGAGAAGATCCTGGAGAAAGTGAAATTGATCACGCAGATCATGAATATGAGAACACAGGTACACTCAGAAAAGCAACACGTTCGCAGCAAACAGCAAATCAAAGACCGAGAAAAGATAAAAAATTTAAAGGAGTGACTAGAGATAAAAGAGACGGACGTTACTACGCGCACATAAAAATAAACTATAAATGTATAAGTTTAGGAGGATACGACAAAGAAGAAGATGCCGCTTTGGCGTATAACAAAGCGGCCGTTAAATATTTCGGAGAATACGCTTATTTAAACGTTATTCAACGTAAATAGAGTCGTTCAGAATCTCATCCCAATTTACATGTTTGATCTGTCGAAGCTGCTCCAATTTTGTAAAACGTTCACCAGGCAGCGACATCCGGAGCTCAATGATCTCGTTAGCGGTCTTAAGGCCCACGCCGGGTAACACTTGAGTCAAGAGCTCAGGTGTCATTGCATTCAAGTTGAAACGACTTGGCGCAGGCACTTGGGGCTTAACAATCTGACGACCCCGTCGCGACTTAACGGGTTTTGCGCCCTGTTCTGAATCTGTATCTCCTTCCTTTTGTTCGATTTGATTTTTATGCGCAAAAAAGACTTTACCCGTGGTTTTAGACTTTACCATAAAGTACTCACCGTCATCATGAGTACTGAGGATATCTACTTTAACACCACTAGGTGTATAGGTGACGTCTTGAGGAACAGTGGCAGTCATCATAAAGATACGACTTTCGCAGAGTATAGGACAAAGTTAGAATAGAGGAAAGGTAACGAACCATGCCCAACCCTTTTAACTTACTTAGATTTGCAAATCAAGTACCTGGCGTAGGCAAAGCTTTAAGAGCTGTATACGCAGTTGCTCCGGATGTAGGCATTGGGTTGCCCCTTGAACTCCTAATGTCTACAAAAAAATCCCCAAAAAAAGAAAGAACAGCTGGACTAAACACAGCAGCAGAAGTTGCCACGTCGCTTGTACTAGGTGGAGCGGAAACAATTCCTCAGCTGACTCAGTTAGCTACGGACCCAGGAATCCTGAAAGCGCTTGGGCAAGAAGGGCTCAGCAAAAACGAAATAATTCGAAATTTAAATGCGCGAGCTCGCACGATCAACCCCAGCATGTATACCGAGCAGCTGGTAGAACAAATTGTTGAAGGTCAAATCGACGCGGAAAAAGAACGGCTGATGCAGGAAGCCCGCAATCGCCTGCGTGGAATCGAAGTACCCCTACCTACCTCAAGCATGATGCAGATGCGTTAAGGCAATAAAAAACCCCTCCCGGAGGAGGGGTCCCCTTTGCCGACCTGAGTATATCAGGAAGGAACGGTCGAGGTGTAGATGGTGGATTCAACCACGCCGCCAGGCTGAAGGGTGAGGTCATCACGCTTAGGAGCGCTGTCGGGCACGATCCAGCAGACTTCGCAAATTGCAAGAGCCTTGTTGTTGCCGGCCAGTTTGCCAGCTTGGGCGCGAGGATCGAAGGTGCCGGAAGCCAGAGCAAGACCCGAAGCGACAACACCGCCCAGGTTGCGGGTGGCGAACAGCTTCCAAGTAGTCTCGGCACTCAGAGCAGACAGCTTGCTGGAGTCGATGATGTTCACCGAAGCGTTGCTGCCGTTCTCAATCCGGCTGTTGGAACCGATCACGGAGGCGCCGAATTGGCCGGACACCACGGTGCCGTCGCTCCGCAGACCTTGGCTTACTGCGGGAACCAGGCTGAGCTGAGGAGTAGCAGAACCGCCACCCACGCCGCTGCTGATCACGTCGCCACCGTCAACGCGGAGCGAGGCGCGGTACACATAAGCACCGGCAGGCACTTTGATACCGTCAGCGATATCAGCACGAACATCCTTGTGGTAATCCGGAGAAGGAATAACCACATTGGCGCTGCTGAAGGCTTGGTTAGAGCCGTTCACGCCAGAGCCATAAGGTTGCGTGTAGTACTCAAGCTGGTTAACGGAACCATTGGCCTGATAGGACAGGTCAACGTAACCGATTGCTTGTTGAGCAATCCAGCCGGGACGAAACACCACACCGACAGGACCACCAATAGGCTGGTTGGTCAGAGTTTCGGAGGTTCCGTTCTCGTTGTTGAAAACAACGGACTTCTCTTCGTGCCAGTAACGAAGAACGTTGGTGTAGTTACCAGGATAGATCTTGGCAACTTGAAGCTGGTTAGAGTTGATTGCCATCGTTAGTTACCTCCTCAAGCGTTAAAGGAGTAAGCCACGGTGGCGAAATCAGCGTTCAGGAGTTCGAAACCTGCGTACAGGCTCCAAATCATCATGATGAAACGGCTGAAGTCGTCGTTGTTATTCAGGAGCACCTGAGCGTTGTTGCCGCCGATACCGACGCCCACGCTTTGGGGTCCGAAGAACATACCGATTGCACTCTCATAAGAAGCGCCGGTACCGCCGATGGTAGCAGTCTGACTCTGAGAGGGCATGTTGGTCGATTCGAAGAAGCGAACGCCTTCGAACACGAAACCGGTGGGCATGATGGGCTCACCAGCCACGAAGCTGGCTTGACCAAAGCCCTGACCCATGTAGATAGCAGCGTTGGGCTGCATACCGGACATGAGGGGGTTGATCTGACCGTTGCCAGGATAACGAGCCACTTCACGGAAGTCGCTGTTCTGACGCAGGTGCATCAGGAAGGTAGGATCGCAAACACAGCGATAGAAACCATCCTGATAGGTAGGAACGTTACGCTTACGCAGGCTCTTCACCACGCGCAGCAGGTCGTCCTTAACGTCGAACTTGGCTTGTTCGGCGTTGGAGTAGGTCAGCGAACCGACGGCAAGATCGCCAGGGTAGTAGTAACCACCTTGGGTGTCGGAAGCTTGACCCTTAGAAACTGCTTTCAGGAGTTCGTTAATGAACACCCGGTCACGCCAACGACGATAGTCGTCGAGCAGAGTCAGCGAACCGATGGACTGGTGGAAAGCGGTGAGGTTACCGGTATCCAGCAGCAGGCGCTGTGCAGTGATCAGGGTTTCCCGAGCAATCTTAAAAG